AGAAAAGCTTCTTGCATATCGCAAGAAAGCAAGAGAAGCCGATACAAATAAGCATCATGTGTATGCTGACGAAGCAGATAAAAAGATCAAAAAGAAAACTGGTGTTTATAATCCAAATCTCTTACAACGTGCTAAAGCTAAACTTACTAAGGAAGAAGCCGAAGAGCTAGATGAAGCTCGTGGCCGTCCTAAGAAGGCTGGTCAAATGGACTATACTGTGCATCCTAAGACTAAAGAAAAGCTGATGCACAACAATCCTGAGCACATGAAGAAGATTGAAGCACTTCAGAAGAATGGCGTCCTCGAGAAGCCAAAGACTGAAGCCAATCAGCATATCATGAATCAGCTCCAGAAAGCTAAGATTTCAATGCAGGGTGGATCAACAATCCAGTTCACACATGGTTCTGCAAAGCATGTTTCTGGTACACACGCCGCAAAGCTTCTCACAAAGTATGCTGGTATGAAGCCCGATGAGAAGGAAGCCTTTCAGAAGAAGATCGGTCACTCACACGAACAGTTAATGAAGCACGTTTAATGGCAATTAACATTGGCAACTTTGTAGTAAAAGGTAAAGAGCCGAAGGTGCAGACTCCTGCTCCTCCGGCCAACCTTCGCGCACTAAATGTTGGCCAGTTGGTTGTAATTAATCAGCCTGTCGTGGAAGAGGTTGAATTCGTAGAAGAAGTTCAAGTTGAAACAATTCCACTCGACGGCAAAAGACCGATCTTCAATTCTCTTATTGATAATAAAGAGAGTTCACGTTATATACTCGATATGATTAAATGATAAATATCACAGAAACAAATTCAATAGGAGAATAAAAAATGTCAAATTGGGGCAACATTGATAACGCTGCAAATTCGGTCCTTGGGGCTGCGGCGCAGGTCAATCTAACACCTAACACAGCCAACCAAACAAATCTGTTTGGTAACGTCACTGCCGGCGCTTTTATTGCTGGCGCAACTGTCGGTCAGTTTGGTGTAGACGCAACGGAAATGGTCGTATCAAATGGTTCGATCGTTTCGTATACAATTACAAACGCAGGTTCAGGCTACTCAACAGACGCTGTTGTTACCGTATCAGGTAACGCTACTTCAAATGCTACAGCCACGACAGGTCGCATCTCAGCTGTTAATGTTAACAGCGCTGGTTCGGGATATACAACAATCCCTTCAGTTACGATTGCAGCACCGGCAGCGATTACATTCAACGCGCTGACAGCCGTTTCAAACACTAACGACACAATCACTATTTCAACAGCAAACTCAAAGTTCCTAGTAAATGACAAGGTGCTTTATTCGGTTGCAGCTGGTAACACAGCAATCGGTGGTCTGGCAAACGGTACATTCTACTTCATCCAGGCAGCTAACACAACAACTGTTAAGCTAGCTACTGCAGTAGGTGCTGCGGCGATTGATCTTACAGCTTCGGTTTCAGAAACTGGTCACTCTCTAACAGGTGAAACAGCAACTGCAGTTGCCGCTCTTTCGGGCGCGCGCCAAGCTGCTCATGCTGGTTGGGTTCTACGTACTGTCGGCACCGGTGGTCGTGCTGGCCGCGTTCAGGAAGAAACGCTCGTTGCAATGGGATCGATGTCGGGAGACGCCGAAGATACCATTATGAAGGACGCCTAATAAATGACTGACCGTGCTAAGAAGATTACAGAACTGACATCCATTGGCACGGCCAACACGTCGATCGCTAGCGGAGACCTCTTCATTATTGAAGACGTCTCTGCTAACACGACAAAGTCTGCTACATTATCCACACTTCGTAAAGCTATTGTACAGGGCCCACATGCAGATGATACAGCAGCAAATACAGCTGGTGTTGCGTTAGGACAAATATACTATACTGCAGCAGGGGTAGTCAAAGTAAGAATTGCATAAATTATGATTGATGTTGTTAATGAAGATAACTTTGTGGTATTCGCTGCTAAACACTACGATAACCCACAGTGTTACGATACAGAAGAATTTCTTGATGATTTGAAAAGATTCAAGTATATAAAAAGACTATTCAATCGTTATGAAGAGACGGGTGATCTTAGAGAGAGACTTATCCTCAATCACATATTGGTTCTTTATAATTTGTTTGGTGATGCTGCTACTATAATGTTACTAGTCAAGTTGAATGGTTATTACAAGTACCTCAAACCGTTTCTTGTTCTGATTAATAGAATGCCAGATAGGGTCAAGGGTGTTATTACAAGTGACAATATAGTATATAATAGTGATATTACAATGGACCCTGATGTTGTACAAATGCTAAGGAAGATTTAATGGCTAAAGATCCCAGAGAATATGGTTACGAAGGTGAGATGGCAATGTCTCAGCTCAAAGGCATTATGATGCATGCTGAGGATTTACATGATATGCTAGAGCCTGACACCGATCTTCCAGAGTGGGTTCAGTCAAAGATTACTCTTGCTTATGACTACATGCAGACTGCTGCTGACTATATGGCTACAGAGATGAGTGAAGCTGTGGACATGACTAATAGCAACCGTGCAAAGGCAATGAAAGCTGGTTCAAAGCTACCACTTGACCCCGACACAAAAACGCCAGATTACTTTACTGCTGCACAAAGACGTAAAAAAGGTTTGCCCGAAGAAGCTCCTGCAAATGTAACAGCTGGTATTGCTAAGGTGGATCCTATTCTAACTCCCAAGAAGCCAATGAAGAGATTTAAACAGTTTAAGGATATGTAATTGTGTTGAGTATGATCCCACTACCTTATAAGCTATTAGCAGGCGCCGCACTCATAGCCGGCGTTTTCTTTTATGGTTATATGAAGGGATCAGCACATGGAGAGGCTGAGTTACAAAGATTCGCCGCCAAGCATGCTGAACAAGTTGCTCAATTGGAGCAGAAAAATACAGAGATAAGTAACCAAGTTGTTACAAAATACGTTGACCGTGTGAATACTATCAAGGAAAAAGAATATGTCTATCGCGATATTGCTCAAAACGTTGTTCCTAGCCAGCATGATATGTCTAACGGCTGGGTGTACACGCACGACATTAGTACCAGTTCCAACAATGCCGACCCCACCAGAGCTTCTGATGCGACCCCCTCAGGAATTACAGACACTACGGCCCTCGTCGGTATCATTGGAAACTACTCCAGATGCCAGCAAAACGCCCAACAGTTAATTCTACTCCAGCAATGGATTACCGATAACAAAGCAGCCGTCGATGCAGTTAATAATACAAATTCAAAGAAGAAGAAGTAATGGCAAAGACACTTAATGACTTTCTCAAAACTTTTGTAAAAGAAGAAGACGAGCCTCTTGATGATACTGGTGGTCGTGAACAGCTGATTAACTTCATTGTACAGAATTTCTATAGGTTTATCAACAACCCTAATATGAAAGATGACAGGGCACTGTTGATGTTAATTGCAGCTTTGGCTACAATCAGTGCTGCAGAAGGTAACTCCCCAGCTGCTCTACAGGCAGCAAAAAGACTTGCACAGAATGCGCTATCGCGCGCCGGAAAGATGAAAAAGGAGAAGTAATATGTGGAACATGATTAAGAAATGGTTTGGATTCGCTGACTTCAATAATGATGGTAAATTGAACGCAGAAGACCTGGCGCTTGTACAGGCTCTTGCTGAACAGAAGATCAAAGAAGCTAACGAAGTCATCAATCAAGCAGCTGATAAGGTAGATGTAGTAGCTACCACAGTCAAGAAGACTGCAGCCAAGGTTAAGGCAAAAACTAAAAAGAAGTAACTGACAACTCTTTCATTATGCTAATATTAAGGAGACGGATAATGAAAGCAGTTTTAGATTACATCAAAGGCATCCTTGCGGACGCAAACGGTACACCTTCATCGAAGAGAATTATCTCTATCGTATTTGCGATTCTAATCGGTATAGCGTTCATAGCTAACGTGTTCTGGGGCTATCAGGTAACAGATAACATTCTTGATGCTGTTATGCTCGTTGTTATTGCAGGTCTCGGTATCTCTGGTATTGAGAAGTTCGCTCCAAAGGCGAAGAAGAATGAGGATCCGGAAGCATAATGGCTGCACAACCCAATACCAAGCTGGCTGCTGACGTATCCTATCTGCAACAAGATATGGCAAAGGTCGGCGCGCTTGTCGATCGTCATGACACAATCATCGATAAGCTGACAGAGGTTTCCACATCTCTGTCGCAGTTGATGGCTGTCCATGAATCAAAGGTGACTGCTCAAGAACTCATTATGAAACAAACAACGGATCTAGTGGAGAAGCGCAGAGTGGAAGTTGAGGACAAAGTGCAGCAGCTTCATGCCCGCATTTCATCAGGCGAGAGAGAGCTTGGCACCAAGATCGAAGATCAGTATGATGACATCATGACAGAGATCAAAGAGATGAGAGCAGAGTCCGTCAAACAACATGATGCTCTTAGCGACCGTATTACATCCATGGAGAAGTGGCACTGGCTGATTATTGGCGGATCCATCATCATTGGTGTTCTTATTAGCCAAGTGAATTTAGCGCAAATTTTCGGTTGACATAATCTCAAATAGCTGTATACTCACTATATAGTCCTTGAAGCTATAAGGTGAATAATGAATACACTGTATATTGATGAGACCTTCTTAAGGCAGGTTTCCGGAAGACTTGACAAGTTCAAGCAGACATCCCCGCACCACTTTAATGCTCGGTGCCCTATATGTGGGGACTCAGCACGTAACCGTAGTAAAGCCAGGTGGCATGCGTTCCAGCATAACACTAAAGGCTTTCTGGTATGCAAGTGTTTCAATTGCGGTTACTCTAACTCCTTTGATAACTTCCTCAAAGAGATTGAGCCAGAAGTACATAAGATGTACATCATGGAGAAGTATAGGGGAGCCAACAACAAAGTTGAGCCTGTAACTCTGGACTTTAGTGATAGTAAGCCGACCTTCGATACAAGCCCTCTTAAGAAGCTAAAGAAGATATCCCAGCTTCCTATTGACCACCCTGTACGTAAGTGGGTAGTTGAGAAGCGTAGGATCCCTGCAAAGAGTCATTATAAGTTATTCTACTGTCCTGCCTTTAAGAAGTGGGTCAACCAGGTTCTGCCTGGTAAGTTCGAGTCAGAAGATAATGATGAGCCTCGCTTGTTGATTCCTATGTTCGATGAGAACAAGCAGATGTTTGGCTTTCAAGGACGTTCGTTCTCTAACAACTCTATGCGCTACATTACTATTATGTTGAGAGAAGACAAGGGAAAGATCTACGGACTAGATACTCTTAATAGATACAAGGATGTGTACTGTGTAGAAGGTCCTCTGGATAGTCTATTTATTGACAATGCAATAGCTTCCTGTGGAGGTGATATTATTTCAGATTTAGCGTTGATTAATATGGAAAAAGAGGATATAGTGGTTGTATACGATAATGAACCTAGGAACGTAGATACTATAGCCAAGATAGAGAAGACTATTGAGAAGGGCTATCAAGTCTGCATTTGGCCAGACATGCTGGAACAAAAAGATATAAATGATATGGTACTGGCAGGATATAGTCCTTTGACTGTTCGCCATATGATCAATAACAACACATACAGCGGCCTTGCTGCTACAATGAGATTAACGCAATGGAAGAAGATATGACTGAACTAGTAGATAACGAATATGGTATTGAGTATGAGAAGATCTCGATCAAGAAACTCCGGATCTTTCGAGTAGGCAAACAGTGGCTTGTAGAGTATCGACGAGCTGCTCGTCTTTGGGCTCCATGGGATTACTTCTGGTGGTACAATGATGGCCAGTATGTAGAGTACTATGATGCTATTGCTCGCGTTGAGGCATTGAAGGCTAATGGTTACGTGAACATTGCACGGTTCATGAAGGTCAAATATTTTGAGGTGAATGATGAAAGATGAAATTAAAATGGCGCTTCGTAAGCAATTCCAAGCTGGTATTGAGAAGCATGCAATGAACGTTCGTATTATGTTGAATAATCCGATGGCTATTCATGAACATACTGATTTTATGAGTGCAGTTGAACTTGAACTTGCTCAGATTGCTGAATACAAGGATAAGCTCGAAGCGATGGAACATATTTGATGAGTGAAGTAAATCTGGTCGGCCTCACCAAGCCGAGTGCATATACAGGATGCACAACCGCAAATGAACTTGTTGCATGGGCAGCAAGAGTATCAAATCCTTCGAATCAAAACAATACTGCAACAGCCTCTAAGCTGGTTCAATATCTTATCAAGAATCAACATTGGTCACCTTTGGAGATGGTACATGTATCAATGGAAATTAAAACAACTCGTGACATCGCTCGGCAAATTCTTCGCCATCGATCCTTTTCGTTCCAAGAATTTTCGCAGAGATATGCAGACCCGACTAAAGACCTTGGATTCGTCACTCGAGAACCAAGACTACAGGACGCCAAGAATAGACAGAACTCAGTGGAACTGGGATCCGACAACAACCGATTGGCCGAAGAATGGCAAGTGATGCAGAGGCAGGCAATTAACGCCTGCAGGATGGCATATGATTGGGCAATTGCACGGGGCATTGCTAAGGAACAAGCGCGGGCTGTTCTACCTGAAGGCAACACCGAGTCTACTATTATTATGGCAGGTTCGCTTCGCTCATGGGTTCACTATTGTCAGCTCCGCATGGATAAGGCAACTCAAAAAGAACATCGTATTGTTGCCGAACAGTGTTGGGATATTATTGCACATCACTTTCCGGACGTCAAGCTAGCGCTCGATAGCATTGCCACGTGGGAAGAGTTTGAGAGAAAACTCCCGTGAATGATAAGATACAAGATGAATCAACAGCATACTTTCACTATTTCGATGAATTCGAAAGAGTTCGAGAGAAAGCTCCCACGACGAAGTTTATAATACAAGAAGACGAAAATGGCGAGTTATACATAGAGCTACACCAAGCTATTTTAGAAGAGCTGGGGTGGGATATTGGCACCGAATTGGTATGGACTGTTAATGATGATGGTATAATTGCACTAAGAAAGAAAACAGATGATTCAAGTAACGAAGCGTGATGGCTCAAAAGAAAATTTAAATCTAGATAAGTTTCACCGCGTTG